GTCCATATCATATGGATTCATGCTTCTTGTTGGTCGCCCGTGTAATCACGAGGCAGGACATCCCATTGGATGAACCAGCAATTATGCCCAAAAAGTTTAGAATTCCGCAATCTAATCTAGGTCGAAAACAGTGTCATCTCCTTCGGGGATAACATCGTCCATAGCCTTTGATAAGAAAGCCCAAGCTCGCTCATTACTCCTAATCGCATTATCTACGGTTGCGTAGCTGCTCTTAGTCATAACCAAAGATGGTAACATGTAGTAAGTCGACATATCCAAAAAGGATTCGTCAGACTCATCAATATGTATGCTCTTCCTATTACGGGTCAAACCCTTCAAGGAATTGCGCCAAACTGGTCGTGCCTGAATAGGCTGTGAATTAGGGACTTTTCTCACGGAAAATGACTTATGAACTTTGTCCTTTAAAGACAGAGCAATCATAGTGTCAACTTTACTAGGACCGCATCGATGTCCAGTGCTGGTACGTAAGTACACGGCAGTGGTATCTTCGATGTTGTCACCAAAGTAATATTCCACGAGAGCAGTTAAACCTACCCCACCCAACTCTTCAGGTACATACCAGGGGAGGGAAGTGGCTTTTAACACTTCAGCATTATATTTAAGGAACAACTCATGTACCTTTAGGCGAAAGCCTTTAGGACAAGAGTCCATCAAGGAAGCATGACGCTGTCCTATAGATGGTAGCCTTTCATCATACTGCATTAAATCATTCTTCTTTACTATACCTGATCGGGTATTACCCCGGACCAGGCCCATATTCACATACGGGATGAGTGAAGCTCGTGAGCTCCACTCATAAGAAGTAGAATTGATATTAAGGTAATAATCCGAAACATACGTCTTTCCGATAGATGGGATTAGTCCGGCTACACGAGCCACACTCTTCCAAATAATCGAGAATTGTTCTGGTCCACGGACCAGGCCATCATCACCATTCACAAGGGCAGGACACTCTTCGAGTGTCACAACCGAGTTAGTAGTGATTTCATAGCAATGACGAATTACAGCGGCATTGATCAGACATAATATAATGAAGCTCACGATGGAGCCCATTAATTGACCCCAAACTTGTGGAAGACCCTCGACCATATGGCCAGTTAAGGCCTTCTGGAAGAGTGTCTCCAAGTCGACGTCAAGTCCCACAGCATCACAAAGTTCTCTCACACACCCTTCAGACATAATAGGATCTAGTAGATCCGTAGCAGAGGAATAATCCAAGCTATGGAATTTACCTGACACGTTCGTGAACGTATCATTTATGATCTTCTCACTGACGGGAGTCCCGATCAATTGGAAAATTCTCATCTTCCTCATGATCTTGTGACAGAACTTCTGTACTGGCTTAAGAACGAAATACGTAAGAGGTGGCCCTTTAGATATTACACGAACTTTTAAAGATTCGGGTAAGGCAACCAATGTAGTATTCGCGCTCTCATTTTGAGCACGTAATCTGGCTTGCTCCCAAGCATCCTCATAAGCATCTTCAACCTTCTTTCGAAAGCTGGGTTTAATGCCGAGGACCAGATTATCTTCATCTTCTATCTCTTCAGTACTTGATTCCTCAAGTGCATCACCATAAAACGAGTTTACCCGCAAGGGGTCCACACGATTCATAATGAACGATTCTTCATATAACGTCCCAGCCGTCCCAAACTCATTACGAGTCGAGGTATAGTTAGAACGTATAGAAGGAGCGTAAGGTTTCCTCAGCTCAGCAGGAGTGATTCTGCGTCTGAAGACTTCCCTGACAGTCCTGGATATCTCCTCAAGAATACGTTTTTGAGAGGAAAATTCAGAGTCAGGTCGATCCTTTACAGTTGTGAGGACTTTTAGTGTATCTATCTTAGCCTTGTTCAGGGCTTCTTCTCCTGGTTTTGGCATACCCTTTTTAGAGTATAGGACCGCAACAGCAAACGAAAGTTTCTGTGGGCCTTTCATCAGTAGGTTAGTAAACCTTCCGAATGAACCACCAGCAAGAAGATTAGGATGA